CGATTGCATCTGTTGAGTAATACTCATAGACGCGCACAGGCGAGGTTGCCTTAAGTGTAAATTTGCTAGTGTCGTAAGCCATTTGTTTCTCCTTTATGCTTCACTAAGTAACTTGTTTATAACCAATTTTGACCGTTCAGGAAAGCTTCTAGCGTAGTCGCTATCCTTAAGTTTCTGGATTGCTGTGTTGATATACCCCTTGTTAATGGCAGTGTTAAACGCTCCCAGACTCTTTTTTAGCCTTGGCAGACCGTGGTGATATGACAAATCGCGCAAAGCGTCTTGTGCGCCGCGTGACAGAAAATCAAAGTTTTTATAAACCTTGCGCGCATCATCTGTTGCGATTTTCATAGATTCTCTATATAATCTTTGGGCTTGCTCTTGCGTGATAGCAGCCTTTCCAGTGTATACATCCTTAAACGGTGTTTCGATTCCCGCTTGCTTCCAGACTTTATTGGCAATGCCTGATTGCATATTAAAGCCGTAACCAATGGTTCTAAGCCCTTTAGTATCTTTATAGACTGTCGGAGAATAGCCCTCATTGCGCTGCGTGAAATCTTGCGGCTCAATTATGCTTTGGTCTGGTATGTTTTGTGGGATGGTGGGTATCGTATCTGGGGCGCTGTCAATCAAGAAGCCTTCGGGGAGGGGTGACGGGCTGCCCTCAGATGCAGCTGACTGGTTGCCGCCTGTCATCTCGTCACCCACAGCGCTGGTCACGCCACGGCTGGCGGCGATTGCGGGGATGATAGAGTCTGTCACGCCTTCAGTGATGTATTTCTGAACAGGGGTGGACATATAGGTCTCTTGTGCAATCCTCGGAGCCGCTAATGCTGTTGCCGCACCACCCGCACCTCCCGTAGCAAAACCCCCTACGCCAAGCGTGCCTGTTAGAACATCCTGCATAAATGAGCGTCCGGCGGTTCCGCTATCTGGTATCTTTGACGCAAGTACGTCCTTACCTGCTCGCGCGAGGCTTGCAAGCTCGCTAGTATCGCGTGCAAACATCTTATTGCCGCGCTTAACGCCCATTAATAATTGAGTGGGCGTAATTAACCCATCAAGCGCTGGCTGGGCTGTGCTGGACATTGCCTTTTCTATGGTTTTAAAGGATGCATATTTTTCGCGCACCTTATTCCACGTTTTTGCCATGCTTTTGGGGATTGCTCTTTCTGCCGCGTCATCCAAGGCAATTTTTAAATCACGGGCTAGCATTGCCTTTAGCGGGTCTGTATCCTTGTATGCGATATTCGATAGCGCGCTGCGGGTGTTCTGGTATGTTTTTCCATCAATCTTTCCACCGCCTTCTAAAATGTCATCAATATAGCTCATGATGACGCGGGAGCCGTCTTTTCCATAACGCTTGGTTGATTCGTGCGCGATTTCAGACATGCTTTCCAGCAATTCATCGTCCACCCTAACCCCTGTTTTTTTGGTCAGGTTGCTAAATATCTTTCCGAAGCGCTCGCTCCCCGATTGCAGCACTTCCGGTGTAGCGCGGGTTCCCTTTATTCCGGCCTTCTTTAGGGCTTGTTCGGTGAATTGGCCTAGCTGCCTCTCAATAATCTTTCTTTGTTTACCAGCGGTAAACGGAAGATTCTCGAAACCAGCCTCAACCATTTCCAGCGCCCGATTGCCCGTTTTCTGTGCTGGCGTAAGGTCAACCCCTAATTCTTGCAGTTCTTTAGCGTTCTTTGATACGCCTTCTGACACAGGCTTCATAATCTTTTGAGCAAGCGCGCCCGTGGCAAGCGACATGATGCCCTCCAACCCCGCCTGCTTAATATTCTCTGTTAAATCGCCCTCGATTTCCCCTGTTCCGCGAGTAACACCGGACAACGCGCCCGTGGCAGCGACACCCTTCAATAGATTCTGCGAGCCTCCCGCAATAGGTAAATAGCTTAGTGGGTCGCCTAGCGCCTCTGCCACAACGCCACTAACTCCTGTTCCCTCACCCTGTCGCTGGTATTCTCTCTGAATTGCCGCTAAATCTTCCCTATAAGGCTCCAAGCCCTCCACACCGAAGCCTTCTGCGAGCTTTAACCCAAGCTCTCCTATGCCTGCCGCCCGTTTTTTGGCTCCCAATGCCACGTCACCTAAAAATGTATCGCCGCCCGTTTTCGGCAGCCGAATGTCATCGCTTTGAGGTGCATCTAAGACAAATCCTTCAGGAAGTTGGGGCATTACATAGGCTCCCATTTTCCATTGCGAAGGACTAGCTTTTCGCCTGTCTGCGGGTTAGTAGCCGTTTGCCCTTCTGCATAAGACGATTGCGCGTCGGAGACATCTCCCGCCCTATCAAGGAAGCCTTGAATTTGCATTAGGTTCTGCCGCAACACATCCTCGCCAAGACTGGGGTCTAGGTCTGCCACCATCGCGCCCAGCAAGCCTAACTCCGTATCGCTTAAAGCGCCGAAGGTTGCTCCCTGCTTTTTGGCTTCGATAAGAGAATCAATGCTTAAATTTGCCTGAATAGTTTTTACGGCGCTTCTAAGTTTTGCGGCATCGCTGCTGCTCTTAACAGACGCAATGGTGTCTGACAGCATACCAGTTGCACTGTCCAGCACGTCCTTATCCATAATGTCAATAGCTTCTTTGACTTTTGTGATAGCTTGATTTCTTAACTTATCGCCGCGCGCCCTGCCCTCTTCCGCTTCCGCCTGTTTTGCGCTCTCTTCCTTGCGTTTCTGCTTTATCTGGTAAAGCATCTCGCCTTGTTTTTGGGTTTCGGGGTTGCCCATCATGGCCAGAATGGCTGCATCACTTACATTTTCCGGGTCTACGTCACCCCCCATACCGCCCATGCCGCCAAGCAATCCTTGGATGCTCTGACGCTGCGTGTCTAGGCTTTGCTGTTGAGCCTGTTTTTGTGCGATTGCGATAACTTCCTGCGCTGTTTCCAGCGGAATACCTGATTCCATAAGCATTCCAAGGCTGGCCGTTGGATTGGTTATATCAACCTGTTTAATTAATTCGGGCAGCATTGCCTGCTGCGAAGCCATCTTCTGCTCTTGTCTGCGCTGTATGGCAATTTGTGCTAATTCGGGATTCACACGCGCAATCTGTAAAATAGTGTCATCATCTAAATTGCCTGATTCCATTAAGTCCATCGCCTGACGCTCGCCAGCGCGTTGATAGGCTACTTGCCCCTGTTGCGGGCTGGAACCGAAGGCGCTAGCAATGCTACGGGCTAATGCCGGGTTGCTTGCCATGCGGTTAGTGCTTTCAAGTAATTTGTCTAAAATGTCAGCCATTATAAGAAGCTCCCGACTACATCTTTTACCAATCCACTAGCCACGCCCGCCCAGCCAGCCGCTTGACCTGCGCTGCTGGGTTGCGTGCTTTGCTGAACCGTACTAGCATATGGGCCTAATAGCTGCTGCGTTGCCGCAATATTCTGGCGAGGGTATAGCTGGTCTTGCAATAGCTCATTTTGAATAATGTCGTTAACCGTTTGGTTGTATCCACGAACAGCACCGCCCGCCTGTAATTGTCTATCGGTTGCGAGATTCTGCGCCGTGGTTAAATTAGCGCCCGCTGTGGTTAGGGCGTTAGGAATTGCTAAGGCGTTGTTAAATCCAGTTCCATAAATACTCTGGGCACCCGTGGCTGCGGAAGTCGCGCCGCTTCCCAAACCGCTAAAGCCAGCGCCCGCTTGGAAGTTGCGTTGTCTTTCCTGTTCAGCTCGTGTCGCTGCGTCATTATAGCCCTTGTAACGAAATTCAAACGGGATGCGGTCAAGCTCAGACATACGAACGCCAGTTGCCGTATCGCCAAACGAAGCCGCCCCACGTTGCCCTACATTAGATAGAATAGCCGCCTTGGCTTTCTCGCCAGCGTATTTTATGACATCCTCTTCATAAGGATTATATTTCGCCATAATATCCTGACCAGTGATAGGTGCTTGCCCTGCATCATAAGCCGTGGCTGCTTTATCATAATATTGGCCAGTGCGCTGCATCATGGCCTTAGCTTCAGGCGAAATATACGCTTGTGCTGCGGCTGGATTACCCATCAGATTCTGCAAATAAGACATAACCTGCTGCATGGCAGGGTCGCCAGCGCCTTGACCGCTGCCCATTTGTGTTAGTGCGGTCTTTTCAAACTGATGTAACGGTTCAATACCCATCGGCATAACGCCGGATGTAGATGGCTGCGCCGGATTATTAGGCGCATATAGCACTTGTGGCTGCGGGGTTGACACTAGCTTTCCCCATGCCTCTGCTGCCTGTGGGTTTGCATTGATAGCCGCCATGCTTTGTGCTTCCGTGCCGCCTAGCGGAATATTAAAACTCTGCAAGAATTGATTGGCTTGTTCCGGTGTAACTGCCATTATTGCCCCGCCCTTCCGATAAGACTTGATGCGGCCTTGCCCGCGATATTGCCTGCAAGGGTTGAGCCTGTCAATCCGCTAACCGCTGGTGCTACCGCACCCGCTATAGGAGCGCCAATCGCCGCTAAGGCCGCCATAGGGATAAGCTTTTGCATTAGTGAGCGTGTAGGGTCGTAGATGGCATTGCCGCCTTGTTGGTATAGCGAGCTAAAGTCGCCTGTAGAAATCGCATCCAACGCTGCCTGTCTATCGAACTTACGCCCCGTGTACGGGTTAACGCGGCCAGATTCTGTCATCATAGCCGGTGTAAGCCATTCGCTGCCCTGCATTCTGCGGCCAGCCCTACTAAACATATCTTTTATATCCGCACCAATACCAGCCGCTTCAGCCGCACGTTTCCCCGCTTCACCTTGGATTACTTGACCAAATGGCGTCATATATGAATCGGTTTCAGCATTATAGCCGGGGAGTGAGCTGGTTACATCATTGCCGTAATTATCAATAACCACGTCTTTGCGCTGCATTTCTGGTGTAAATGGCGGTGTCATAGCTCTTTGCATACCTAAACGCGCTTGAGAGCCGAAAATAGGCTCCAATGCTTCCGCCTCGGTATATTCGCGCATGATAGGCTTAGGTCGTGGCATGTTGTATTGCGCCACAATATCGGGAAACATTTCTTTTAGTAAGAAGTCCTGAACCTGCCCCGGCAGCGCGTTAAATCCAGACCTTCCGGGTGTCGTTACTGTATCACCGGCCATTGCCTGCGAGTAGGTGTCAAGCAAATTCCCTGCTACGCCTGCAACCTTGCCTAATGTGGATTGTTCTTTTTCTTCAGCCATAATTGAATCCTACGAAACTGTAATTGCTATGCGTCCCCATTGTTTCACGTTGGATTCATTCGTGAAGGCCAGATATATATACCCGGAACTATAAACGAAATCACCCACTTTGTCACCCTCTGATAGCGGGTCGCCCGCAGATGGAACTGCTCTTAATCCGGTACGCTCGCGCCCGTTTTGTTTATTCTGTTGTAATTTATCAACTGTTGCCACGTCATTGCGGCGCTCAGCTATAATAGTCTGCACAGTAGCGTCATTGCCGAATAGATTCATTGTCATCTTAAACCACCCCCCATTGCCCTAAAGTCAAGCTTTGCGCCCTGAAGTGTCACATCTGAGCTACCAGAGAACTCTAAGGCCATCAACTTACCCGCCCCGCGCACGGTTTTATAGCCATCCGCTGTTGTCAAGGTGTAAGTTCCGTTACTTACCTCTGTTCCTTGCGGGGTTTCTTTTGAGTATATCTGAATATTAACCGAGCCGCTGCGATACATATCAGGCATAATAGAAGTCAGTTTAAACCGATTCACGCCGTTAATGTAGAAATAAGCACTTTTGGCCGACCATGCAAATTCAGACGTGCCGGACTGAAAATGAGAATAGGCATCCGACTGATTCATCATGTAAAACTGTGTATCAATGATGGCTGGTTTTTGACAGGATGTCCTATCTTGCTCGCCAAGCGTGAAACTGGATGGAATATCTCCTGCGCCAGAGTTAAATATCACATATTCGTTAGGGTTGTCACTTGAGCCGGTAGGAAAGTATAAATATGCCTGTGAATGCTTCTGGTCGGCCATCATAAACGTAGTCCAGATAGCGTTACGGTTTATATTTTCCCAAATATACTCGCCATTCTGCTCATTCTTGATAGTCTGGACGTTAGAGCCATTAAAGAAATAGAAATTACCATCCTCACCATACCATAAAAGCCCGTCTTTGTACTTACAGGCCGCATTCGGCGCAGCTATAGCAAACTCAATGCCTAGTTCTACGAAATCCCACTCACCCCCTACAAAGCGCAGTAAGTAAGGGTCAGGCGCAAAGATTACCGCCTGCTTTTCACCTACGGGGAAGCCCGATAATAGGCGGGATGTACGTTGAACCGTGACGCTGTAGGTCGTTAATCCACTCCAAACTGTCGCGTTTCCAATCTCTGAAACCTTCACCTGCGAATCACAGAGAGCCACTACAGCGTTATTCAATACAAACGTCCAGTTGCAGTTAGTCGGGGCATTCGTGAGCACGGTCGGGGCTATGTCGGTATCCTGATTCCAAAAATATATCTTTTGCCCGTCGCCTTCGTTGTAATCACCCGGGCAGAAAACAATATCGTTTCCGAAATTGTCAAAGGATGCAATGCGTGGATAGGCTTGCTCAGTGTCAGAGAAGCCGCCAATGCCAAAGATGCCACGGCCAAAAATTCCATA